CGAAGACAACATGTCGTCTAACAGTGCCACCGCGCTTGCCACACAACAGTCGATCAAAGCCTATGTCGATACACAACTCACAGCAGAAGACCTCGATTTCCAAGCTGATACGGGTGGCGCACTCTCTATCGACTTGGACAGCGAAACACTCACATTTACTGGTGGTACTGGCATTGACACTAGTGGCTCTGGCAATGCCGTTACTTTTGCTATCGACTCTACTGTAGCCACCCTTACGGGTTCGCAGACTCTGACGAACAAAGGAATCGATGCTGACAACAACACAGTGTCAAATCTCGAAGTGGACAACCTCAAGTCGGGTGTTCTCGATACGGACCTGTCTAGTGTTGCTGGCACCGACACCACCCTTGCATCAGCCAAAGCCATCAAGGCATACGTAGACGCTCAAATACAGACAGAAGACACCCTAGAGGAACTGAACGACACAAACATCTCGTCGCTTGCGTCGGGTCACGTCCTGATCTACGACGGCACTGACAGCTTTGACAACAAGGCTATCTCTGGGGACGTTACCCTTTCATCTACGGGTGCGGTAACGATTGCCAACGATGCTGTCGAAACAGCAATGGTTAACGAGAACGTCATCAGTGGTCAGACTGCAATCACCTCTGGCGATGTCAACATCACCAACGACACGTTGCTTCTGCACGATGCAGATGCCAGTGCCCTCAAGAAGGTCACAGTCACTAACCTGATTTCTAGTGCCGGTGGCCTGACGGAAGTCGTCGCTGACACCAGTCCCCAGCTTGGTGGCGACCTCGACATAAACGGCAATGACATCGTGTCTACGTCGAACGGCAACATCGACATCCTGCCCAACGGCTCCGGTGTAGTCAACCTTGACGGTAATGGCTCGTCTGGTGGTGTTTCCATCTCCGATGGTCTTATCGACATCCGCACCGGCACGGGCAGCGTAGCGAAAGTAAATTTCTACTGCGAGTCGAGCAACGCACACGCACAGACCCTGCAAGCACAACCACACTCTGCAGGTGTCACCAACACCCTGACTCTCCCTGCCGGTGGCAATCAAGAGATTGTGGGCACAACCGCCACGCAGACCCTAACCAACAAGACCCTGACTACACCGACTATCGACCTGTCGGGTGTTACGTCGTCGGGCGACTTGACTGTTGCCAACGGCGGTACGGGCGCGTCTACTGCGTCGGCTGCACGTACGAATCTGGGCTTGGCTATCGGCTCTGACGTACAAGCGTACGATGCAGAACTCGCTGCACTGGCTGGCCTTACGTCTGCCGCTGACAAGGGTATCCAGTTTACTGGTTCCGGCACCGCAGCCACGTACGATCTGACAGCAGCGGGTAAGGCACTGCTGGATGATGCCGACGCGGCAGCACAACGTACGACTCTCGGTCTCGGTACGGCGGCTACGGCAAACACAACAGCCTTCGATCCGGCTGGTGAGGCGGTTGCTCTGGCTATCGCACTGGGTTGACAAATCTCAATAAATAATCTATAATGTATCCGAAGAGGGATAACACATGGCAAACTCATTCAAATCGGAAACGGACAAGGAAATCGGTACGTCTACTGCTACCGTATTCACATGTGCGTCATCGACAGAGACAACAGTAATTGGTCTGTCAGTTGCCAACCGGGTATCGTCTCAGATTCTGATTGATGTAGAACTTGACGCATCATCACGTACATCTGGAGCAGAGGATAAGGTGTTCTTGGTAAAGGACGCCCCTATTCCTGTGGGCGGTTCACTGGTTGTAGTTGGCGGTGACCAGAAGCTGGTGATGGAGCCGGGTGATACCATCAAGGTAACATCCGATACTGCATCATCTGCAGATGTTGTTGTCAGCCATCTCGACATTACGTAAGGGGTAACACATGCCTTATATTGGTAATCCACCGGCAGAACGCTTTACATCCTTTGCCTATCAAGACCTGACCGGCGGGAGTGGCACTAGCTTCACTCTCGACAATGCTGTTGGCAATCCACAAGAGATTGAGGTGTTCGTCAACAACGTGCGCCAAGAGCCGGGTGTTGCCTATACGGTGAGTGGCACTGCGCTGACTATGACAGGCAGCATTGCTTCGACTGATGACTTCTACGTTGTGTTTCAAGGCAAGGCTATCCAGACAGCCACACATCCCTCTGACCGTGCCTTAACAGCCACTGATGGCACGTTTACTGGCGACCTGACCGTTGACACCAACACGCTCAAGGTCGATGCGGCTAACAATCGGGTGGGCATTGGCACTACTAGTGTAGACGCTGCGCTTCATACAGAGGTTTCAAGCGGCAACACAATCGCCAAATTTGAAAATACAATTTCTACTGCCGGAACTTTGGGCGAGGTGGTTTTTGCGGCACCTAATCGTCCAGCGTTTCGTTTCAATATGCAAACCAGCAACGACACCAACGGTTTCCTAAACTATGACAATGCAGAATGGAAATTTTTTGGCGACAACGGTTCTGGGTCTGCTGAAGAAAGATTGCGCTTAAACAGCTCAAACGATGTGTTTTTGCCTGACGGCAACCTTATCTTAGCCAGTGGTCATGGCATCGACTTCAGTGCAACTGGTTCGGGTGATGATAGCACTGGACAAACAGTTCAGGCTGAACTGCTGAACGACTATGAACATGGGCTGTGGACACCTACGGTCAATGGCGACACCACTTATCACCATCAGTACGGTATGTATCAAAAAATCGGTCGTCAGGTTACGGCATGGTTCAGGCTAAAAATTAACGCCGCAAACACGCCGGGTGCAAACTTTTATATGGATGGTCTTCCGTACAATAACGACCACAACGGCTTTATTAGTGGCTTTGGCCTTGTTTTCTATTTTAGTTCAATTGCCACATCAACGACTATGATTACCTGTAGAATTGATGGAGGCGGTAGTACAATAAATTTCACCAGTAATGTTGGAAGTAGCACAACCGCCAATAACGTAAATATTCCGTGGGTTGCTAATAACGCAGAAGTTCAAGGCGGGATTACTTACATGACGGATTACACATAACCCCGCCGGAGGTAGGGGTCATTTACCCGGAGCAGAGCATCCGGGCAGACAGGTCGCAAGCCATGCGACGATAAACAGAAGGAGTAAACAATGGCACTGACAAAAGAAACTGAATACGATTGCGAAATTCGCGGCCCATATAAAGCCGTACAGGTTCGTAAAGCAACTATCATCAAGGACGATGGCGTAGAAATCAGCCGCACTTATCATCGGCATGTCCTGCAATGTCGCACCAAGTCCGGCGACACGTGGGGCGACACCGACATCAGCGGTGAAGACGCATCTGTACAGGCGGTGTGCAATGCCGTGTGGACTAACAGCATCAAGTCTGCTTACGAGACATTCGTAGACGCACAAGAAATATAACTAAGGGAGACCGCCCGTGGCACTAAGTAAACTAAACAACGACAGCTTTGACGACACCGCTGTTCACGGGCGGCGTAACCTCATTATTAATGGGGCGATGCAGGTGGCGCAGCGGGGCGATGTCACCGGCAAGACTAGTTCAAGCTACGGTGGCCCTGACAGGTTTAGGTTAGGTCTGTCTGGCGCTGGTACTCACAGCATTTCTCAAAGCAGTACCGTTCCGTCTGGCTCTGGGTTTTCTAATAGCTGGAAGTTGGACTGTACGACAGCAGACACTACTCCTACCTTGATGGCAGCACAGTATCGCTTTGAAGGACAGGACTTGCAGCAGCTTAAAAAAGGTACATCATCTGCTGAGTCTGTGACTGTATCTTTTTGGGTTCGTTCAAATGTGACAGGGACTTATGTTCTTGAGTGGCGAGATAGAGACAACACTAGACACATTGCCAAAACATATACGATTTCTGCTGCGGATACCTTTGAATATAAAACTCTAACTTTTGCAGGTGATACCAGCGGCACAATAGACAATAACAACGGACACAGTATGGAACTTAGCTGGTGGCTTGCCGCTAGTAGCACTTATACTTCCGGCACATTGCCGTCTTCTTGGGCGGCAGAAACAGATGCTAATCGTGCTGCTGGTCTAAATGTAAACATTGCAGGTGATACGGCTAACGAATGGCTCATCACCGGCGTTCAGCTTGAAGTCGGCGACAAAGCCACCCCCTTTGAACACCGCAGCTTTGGCGAGGAACTGGCTCTGTGTCAGAGGTACACATGGAAGCTGGGTGGGTTCGGCTCTGACCAGTATTTTGGTGCGCCGTGGTTATATTTTGATGGCAATAATGTTCACAACGGCCCATTTTTCAACCCGATTCAGATGAGGGCGCAACCATCAATGACACAGGTTGGGTCTCCTATATTCAAGTCAAATGGTACCGCACAATCAGGGTTTACCTTTTCTTTACAAAGTTCGGGGAAAGAACAATGTTTCAGTATTCAAGGTGTAAAATCAGGACATGGTTTATCTAATGTTCCAACAAATTGTCTCAACTCACCTTCAACCTCTGACTATTTTATTATGGATGCGGAGTTGTAGTCATGGATGAAATGAACATTACGAGCGCACAATATATAATCAATGCCGCAACAGGACAGAATGGGTGTATCAAAGCTGTTATAGATGGTCAAGAATTTACTGTACCCTTAAACGCCCCCGGCAACCGCCACTACGACGAGATACAACGTCAAGTAGCTGCTGGCACTCTAACAATCGAGGACGCTGACTAATGGCATATATTGGCAAATCACCATCAGGCACTGGCGTCCGCATACGCTACTACTTCACGCAGACAAGTGGTGGTGCAACAAGCATCAGTGGCCCGGACGACACCAACAAGACCCTGTCGTTTAGCGACGGCGAGTACGTAGACGTGTACCTGAACGGTGTGTCGCTGGTTGCTGGCACGGACTACAACACCACGACAGCAAACACCATCGGCGGTCTGTCGGCACTAGCTAATGGTGACGTGGTTGAGGTGGTGGTCTATGACATCTTTACTGTGGCTGACACGGTATCTCAATCGTCTGGCGGTACGTTTTCTGGTGCGGTCATCATGTCCAACGGCCTGACCGTCGATGACGATGGCGCAGCGCCGCTGACTGTAGACCGTGCGACAAGTGATGGTGACGCAATCATCATTCAGAAAGACGGCTCACAAGCTGGTGGTATTGCTACACATGGCGGTGATACCCTTGAGATTTATGGCGAGGGTTCAACAAAGTCGGGTCTTAGGTTTGGTGGTAGCGCACTGCTTCCGCTTAGAAACGCTGGCGCACTGGCTTCTAATGTCGTTGATATTGGGTCTCCAGCATATTTGTTCAAAGACATTTATCTTAGCGGCGGAGTTCGTGTAGGCGGAACCGGCAGTGCTAACCTTCTCGAAGACTACGAGGAGGGTACTTGGACACCGACAGCAGATGCAGGTATCACCTTCACTGGCACACCTTCTGGTACTTATATCAAGGTTGGAAATCTTGTAACCGTGTTTGACAGCCTGACGTGCAGCCTAACTAACAACCAAGCTTTTACTATTGGGGGGCTGCCGTTTGACCCAGCCGCTGGAAATGAACCAGTGGTTTTGATTTTGAACAACGGTTCGACCTTTGATTATGTTCCACGTGGCAGAACAGGCACTGGCAGTATAATAAAAGGACGTTCACCTGCAACAGTTAGTGGCATTAACCTTATGATACAGGCAACGTATCGAGTATAACCCACGGAGCATCCTATGAGCAGAGCTAGAGAATTCGCAGACTTGGCCGGTTCGGCAGATGCCGGTGGACTGACAGGCAGGAACCTGATTATCAACGGTGCGATGCAGGTGGCGCAGCGGTCAACTTCAGAGACAGGTTTGGGTGGGTCTGTTGGGTACTTTACAGTAGACAGGTTTCACTTTTCTGCAGGTTCTACTGCTGGCAGACTTACAATGTCTCAAGCCTCTGTGACAGATTTGCCGGGGTTTGCTAACGCAATGAAATTAGATTGCACCACAGCAGACACATCCATAGCTGCTGGTGAGTTTCTTATTATTCAACACAAATTTGAGGGGCAAGACTTACAGGTTCTCAAAAAAGGTACGTCCAGCGCACAACCAGTAACTGTGTCGTTTTATATGAAAACCAACAAAGCATTTACCTTTATGTGCGAATTAGATGACACCGATAACAACCGTGTCAACACCCAACAGTTTACAACAAGTACAAGCTGGACTCGTCACGAAATTACTTTCGCAGGAGATACTTCAGGCACTTTAGATGATGATAACGCAAGAAGTATGCAACTTAACTTTTGGCTTCATGCTGGCTCGACTTACACAGGCGGCACATACAGTGCAAACACTTGGCAGTCACGAGCCTCTAGCGACAACATGAGGGCGGTAGGCATCGGTTCGTTTTTTGATAGCACAGACAACGAAATACAAATCACCGGCGTCCAGCTTGAGGTCGGCGAACAGGCCACGCCGTTTGAGCATCGATCGTTTGGCGATGAGTTGGCTAGGTGTCAGAGGTACTTTTATCGGGAAGTAGATGATGATGGCGCAATGTTTAGTTGGGTGGGTTTTGCCGACAATAGCACTACCGCATATCTACAGCACCCCCACCCTGTCGAAATGAGAGCAGAACCCTCTATGTCAACAACAGGAACAGCGGGAGATTATTCATTACGAATAGGTGCAAACACTGTTGGTTGTAGTAATGTACCTGCTTTAAGTAGTTCAACTAAACGAGTTGGTCACGTTCAGTGGAGAGTTTCATCTGGTTTAACAACAGGTCAAGCTATGGTTGGCAAGCATGATGCGGCAGATAAATATATAGATTGGAGTGCGGAACTGTGAGTGAGTACAATATAACTTCTGCACAATATGTACAGGATGTCGATGGCAACAATTCTGTTATTCAAGCCACGATAGATGGTACTACATGGGATGTGCCTATGAAAGCTGGCAACTCTCACTACGACGAAATAATGAAACAAGTCGCAGCCGGTGACTTGACAATCGTTGACGCCGACTGATGAAGCTGGCGATGGAACCCGTACTCAAAACCCAGATGGAACTCGAAGCGCACGAGAAGGAGTGTGCTATCCGCTATGCTGCTGTCCAAGAAAAGCTCGACGCCCTCGACAAGCGTATGTGGCGTCTTGAAGCGATGATTATGGGTAGCACGATTCTAGTTGTAGCTATGGTCGTCACAGTATTTATGGGAATGAATTAACGATGGCAGAAGCAAACAAAATATCTACTGATGCAGACATGCTTGCCGAAGTCGGTACTATTGCTGCAGGGAAACCGGGGGGTATTCCCCAGCTTGACCCTGTCCTGCAGACCGTACAGACAGGCGAAGATGTGTCGCCAACCATGCTCAGCCAGCCTTCTCCGACCATTCAACCTTCCACCGCAGACATAACGGGTCTTGTTAGTGCAGTGCCTTCTGCATCTACAGGGCTTGGTCAAGCCGGACCCGTACAACAAATTGCGCCGAATATAACGTCGATGGACGCAGCCCAGATAGCTGCTGCTCCTGAAATTGACACTACTAAAATTGAGGGTCAAGTTTCTGCGGAGTCTATGGCTACTGCTGCAACGCAGGAGCTTGATCAACGAGCTACTGTCCAGTATCAACTTGGTGAACTTTTGAGCAGCATTGAGACCGGCGCACCCATGCCAGCGTGGGCTGCACCTGCCGTACGTAAGGTTGCAGGTGTCATGCAAGCCCGTGGCTTGGGTGCGTCGTCAATGGCCGCAGCCGCTATGACACAGGCCGTCATGGAATCTGGCATAGTCATTGCCACACAAGACGCAAACAAGTATGCGACCATCCAGTTGCAAAACCTGAACAATCAACAGAAGACTGCCTTGCAGAACGCTGCCATTGTTGCAGGAATGGACAAGGCTAATCTGTCCGCACGATTACAAGGCGCTGTCACTAACGCGCAGACGCTGCTTGCAACAGAAACAAAGAATCTTGAAGCACGACAGCAAGCCAACACTCTTTCGTACAATGCGTTGACACAGGGTATCTTTAAGGATGCTGCTGAAGAAAATGCGCGTCAACAGTTTAACGCAAAGAATGAGTTGCAGGTAGAAGAGTTTTTTGCAGAGCTTACTGCACAGGTAGAAACTGCCAACAACAACCGTGTTGCTGCTATGGAGCAGTTCAACGCTGGTGAGGTAAATGCAACGCAACAGTTCAACGCGTCGATGGCTGATGCGCGTGAAAAGTTCAACGTCAACATGCAGTACGCAGTTGATCAGTCTAACACACAGTGGCGCAGGCAGATTAATACGGCTAACACTGCAGTTCAAAATGAGTCAAACAGAATTGATGTCCAGAACGTCTACAACGCCAGCCAAAACGCACTAAATAATCTGTGGCAACGCTACCGTGATAACGCCGCGTGGAACTTTCAGAAGACTGAATCCTACCTGCAGAGGCAGCATGAGATTGGCGTGATGGCTATGGAATTTGCCAACACTAAAGAGTTGTATGACAAAGAACAGAAAGACAATCTAGCGATGGGTATCGGCAACTGGATTGCAACGTGGATGGGTTCTTCTAAATCGAACTAGAGGAGTTACTAAAGTATGGCAAATTTTGGTCTTATGGCGGGTATTGCCGCAGCAGTGCCTCTCATTTCTAGCATGGCTGGTGGTCAACAGACTGGTGAGGCTGGCCTTGTTAGTCAAGCGGCTGACGCTTTTATCAATATGCAAAAAAAGGGCGCACAAGTCCCTTTTCAGGCTGCTGCACCACAACTCAAGTCTCGTAGCATTCAAGAACTTACAAGACTGAAACCTGAAGTAAAGCCGCAGATGACTGCACAGCAGCAGCGCATGTATTCTGCCCCGCAGATACAGAACGCACACGGCAATCTACTTCAGCGCATGGAGAATGGCACCTTGCGAAACTCGCAGGTTGCAGCCATCCTGACTGAATTTGTAACACCCACGCTCCGCTCTGGACGCCAAGTACCTATAGAAAAGGCATAGCCACATGATTGTTGATCAACCTGCTCCCCCGGGGTCGATTGAAGCAAAAGACCCGTTTGCTGTAGCTCCCCCGGGCCACAGTCTTACGCAAGACAATGAGCGTTGGCCGTGGGGCAAGCCCCCGCAAGTTACCGATCCGTCAGTTGCATTCGACGAGGCAGTCAACTCTCTGGAGCAGCCGCGTGTTCGCAAGGAGATGATGAAGCTGCTCATCGTTGGTGCATCTGTAGAAGCTTTGGTGGAGGGGTACATCCTTCAAGCATTTCACGAGGGTAGATTTATGCCTGACGTTGGCATGTTAATTAAGCCTATGCTTGCTCTGTATATCGCTAACGAGGCAGAGGAAGAAGATATTCCCTATCGTTTCTTTGAAAACGAAAATCAGCTTGAGGAAGGCGAGATGGATGATCAGACCTTCTTCCGCATGATGAAGCAAAACAATCCGCGTATGTTTACTTTTGTTAGCGACAAAATCAACAAGTCTATCCGTCGAGGATTTTCTGAAGAAGAGCAACAGAACTTCATGGGTATGACAGCAGATATGGAAGAGACACAGTAATGGGTATCGGTGCAGCATTTGCCTCTGGTCTTGTTCGAGGCTTCACTCGCAACATTGAGATGGAGCAACAGCGCCGGTTGGCTGACAGACAAAAAGTTGACGCGCTAGAGACGCTTGTTGCAGAAGCCGTGATGAAGGGCGGCGATGATGTCAACATAAACGGCGTCAATCAAGTCAAGGACATGATTACGTCAGCGAGGCAGACACTAGACTCACGACAGCCTATTGACCTGTTTGGCCGTGCAACTGACGGTCTTGACCTTGACATGTCAAAGCTGTCGATGGACTTGACTGCTGCAACCAAGTACAACAGCACTCTAAAGGGTAACACGCATAGCTGGGGATTCAACACGAAAATTGACAGCGGCTTTAACGAGGCGAGTGCTAACGGCTACTTGGCAGAAGTTGTAGCCGGTCTACAAGACCCGAGTACAAACAGTCTGGCTTTGAAAATTGCAGAAGACCCGGGTTTGTTTAATCAGATTTATTCTCGTGTTAACACTGCTCGGGGTGTGCTTGCACAGGCTGATCAGAATGAGATGATGGCTTCCGGAAAAGACCTTGGCACCTACACTGCTAGAGATGTTATCGGAATGCCCGGTACAAATAGTGCGTTTTCTGGCCTCTCAGCTATCGATGCTATCGGCGTAAAAATGGGCTACATCGATCCCCCCTCTCACATGATGTCTGAAATTCACACACAAAATCTTCAGGCAGGATTTGATGGTTCTAATATTGTCGGTATTACGTTAGCTCCCGTAGTAGATGGAGACGGGTTTGTAATCAATCACGAGGCTACTCCTGTAAAAGTCAGCGACAACGGCATGGCGGCTCTAGAGGCCATTTCAAGCAATGTCGGCATACCCAAAGAGAAGCTATTCCCCTTTATGACTGGCTCTGGGAGCAACAGTCTGGTTCGTGTGGGTATGACTACTAATGAAGATAAAATGATCGTATTCAGCATGGCGATGGGCATCAACGAAGAGTTGCCTACTGCTACAGGCTTTGACCCAGACTATCTTGATCAGATCAGTGATACTCTGCAAGTATCCGCTGGACAGCGTTTGAACACGCTGGCGAAAAATGCCACACGTGTGCATGGAGGTGATAGCGCCAAGAAGCTGACATACGCCGCTCATGCTATGGCTATGTACATGCAGCCTACTCGTAACGCAGTGGTGCAACCCATGTACGGCAGAACAGGCGGAACTCGTGCTGGCATTAGTCGTGCGGGATATATCGAACGCGCAGAGTACGGTGAGCTTGCAGGTCAAAAGGGATACACCCTTGCAGACATGGGAGAGCAACTGAAAAACGAAAAAGACGTGTTGCGTGACCTCAAAAGATTTAGAGAGAACAGAGAAAATCTTCGCAGTCCACTGGCGTATCAGGGCATCAAAAAAATCATTGGCGGATTTGTCTTCGGTGAAGAGGGCGTCATTGGTGCGTTCGCTCAAGACATAGGTCTAAAAGATAAGGTGCGCGTTGTTTCAGACGGCTCGGATGAAGTAGGCATAACCGAAAGTTACGCAGCTAGTCTTGACGCGCGAATGGCCGCTGCAAGAGAGCGAGACAAAAATGAGCCTCGCTCAGATGGTGCTAGTTATGCTGAAATTGAGGCACTGCGTATCTCACTGGCCTTTAAGATGGCCCGTGCAGCAGACCCGTCGGGACGACTATCTAACCAAGACATTGAACAACAGTTCGTTCGTTTGGGTGATGCCTTCGATACACCGGAAGCAGCACTGCAAAAACTCGACATCATCATCGAAGAATATCAGTCCAACATCGACCGTAAGCAGGTTCTGGTAAGCTACGGTTCAGGTGGTCAACAGAACATCAACGACATGGAAATGCGTATCATCGACGGCGCGATTGTTTCTGATACACTGTTTCGCAAGGCACGTGCCACTAAAATTGATACAGACTATACCCAGAACAAAACGTCCAGTACAGCGGCGCAGGGTTACTCTACCGCTGATGGTGGGGAAGTGTTCTCCATTCTTGATGCAAACAGTATTCCTGTTCCGGGGATGTACAAGTCAACAGACGGAACTATTCTCAGCGTAGATCAACTCAGACGCGAGGCTCCAACAGTTGCAGCGGCACCCGAAGCCGCACCAGAGGCGGCACCCGAAGCCGCACCAGAGGCAGAGGCTCCTGCTGCCGTTGTGACCTTGCCAGACGCCAGCACCGCTACGGTTCCAAAGCCGGGGCCGAAGCCTAAACCTGTGCCTGCTACCGGATCGGCTGCACCTGCCGCACCTGCTGCACCACCTCCCCCTGCACCGGCTCCTGCTGCACCGGCTCCTGTTGAACCGGCTCCCGAGTCGGACATTCTTCCGGGTGAGCCGGGGTCAGGTCTAGAAGCACCCGTTCAGAGGACAACTGCCTCTGAAGACCCCGCTGAAGAGGGTGTGCTTCCACAAGTTGCTCCGAAACCAGCGGGAGCATACGCTTTTGACGAAGTGGATGTTATGAGTGGCGGAAGACAGAATGGCTACGTGCTTCGTGATAAAGCCACGGGCAATCCTATTAAGGGAAGATTTAAGAACGAAGGCGGATACCTCGTTCCAATGAAGGTAGGCGCATAATGGTTACGACTAACGCGATGGGAATGCCGGATGAGAGTTTCACCCCTGCTTCTGTAGGAAGAGAGACAGGTAGCCGCAGTGTTGTAGCTGCTGCTCCCGGCATCATTCGTTCTGCTGCTGAAAAGGACGTAAAGGCAAAGATGGAAGCCGTTGACTTCCTGAAGCTGGACAGCGTCATGGGTTCACAGGCTCCTATTCGCGTCGGCAACACAGAGATTCCTCTGGAGACAATACAAGCTGCAAACAGCGGCAACACTACAGCCTACGATTTTGTTGTACAAGCTGTTGACACCGAGAATGCCCGTCGCGAGGCTGAACGGCAACGCGGTGTATTGGCTATGACCACCGTCACAGAGTCAGGTCAGCGTATAGTTGACACCACTGGCTTGACAGAGGGCACTACCGAATACGAAGCAGCCGAAGATTTAGGTCTTCGAAACATACGCATTGAAGAGCAGTTCCGACCGTTTATCGGTGACGATGCGCGTATGAAGCAGTTGATCTCGGACTTTTATACGACAGGTAATTTCTTTCAGGAGACTGGTCGTCAGGTACGTGAGGGTTTTCGTGAGCTTCCTGCGTTTCTTAGTTCAATGATTGCAACGGGTGTTCCGGCGGTAGTGGACGCCATGTTTACCGATGACACACTAGAGAAGGCGTGGATGCAACGCCAAGGCCGAACAAAGTCAATCTACGACATGGCACGCTCCGCATATAGTTCAGTAGGCGTAGCTAGTACAACTGCTGAATCTTTGAATGAATACTTCAAGCAGCGTTACATTGACAGGTACGGACAAGACGCATACGAGGACGCTTTTTACGATGAGTTCTATGTAACAGACGCACGGACTGGTGAGCAGGTTCTGCAGAAGTTTGAAAACCCTATGGTGAGCGGTGAGCTTGCAGCGGAATTGCTTGACTTCGGATTCCGTGAGCTTTCAGGAACACAACAGGCTCTGTCCTTTTATGCTCAGAATGCTCCGGTAACGGCCACGTTTGGCGCACTTCATCTGCGAAACGGCAAAAAGATACAGACTACGATTAAGGAATTTGCCGACGCAAACAACGCGCCAGAGATGCTGACTATGGACCCCCGTGAGGCTATGGGCATCATTCAGACAGCCAAGAATCGGGCGAAGAATGCGGGTGCAATACGGAAGGCAGGACAGAGAATCGCAGGGTTGTTCGGTTCAGGAGCTACTGCCGCTCGTAACTCTGCTGCTAATGTTAATCAGTCGGCTCAGATGCGTAAGGTTGACGGGCTGCTGGACGAGTATGAGACATCCCTATCTTTGCACAGACAAAAGAACACGCCTCCTAATGACGCGGTAATTACGTTGAAGAGTGGAGAAAAGGTATCTCTTAATCAATTGGAAACTATGCGTGACAGTGTCTTGTCTCGTCGTAGTCGTCTTCTTCTAAATGGTGCGTCCAACCCCTACATGTTCAACTTACAAGTTGACGAGGGATTGATCGCTATTGGACAGGCAATCGGCTACAACACACTCGATACCTTCTTCGGCAACCCTGACTTTGGAGGTGCAGCGGGTGCCCTCTCAACTGCTCTGCTTGGTCGTAAGGTTGTCGGTGGGACAGTCCGCACCCCGGGCAACATACTTGGATTCTTCGGAAGGAGCGGTCCTCAAGTAACGCAGAAGGGCGCACGAGCTGTTTCCACAATTATGACAGACATGTTCAAGATTATTGAGGATGTAGGTGTGCTACCTCGTGGTATACTGGTCGATAGAACAGTGGACGATGTTGCTGCTCTCATAGGCAGGCCACTATCAGGCAATGAAAGAGATGCTCTTGGTCAGATATCTTCTCTAATGAAACGCCTTGAGCCTGCTGATCGTGACAAAGTCTTCGACTCTATTATGTTTTATAACGAGACACGCCAGAAGGTTATAGGCATGTTTGGCGAGGATCGTCAGAAAGAGGTTGGAGAACTCTTCCGTCTTAACTTCGCCCACGTAACCGGCTTGGCTCCTCTACTTGCCTTCGAGGCTCGTGCAATCAAAATCGGAAACACCAACGATCTTACCAAAGCTATAGAAGCACAGATACAAGCTGAAAACTCTATGACGCAAGCCCAAGTGGCTATGGATCGTATTTCAGAATTAATCGAACAAGATACAGGCATTGACGTTAATGATAGAGAGTACCTGACACAGTTGGTCAATACCTTCCGTGAGGCTTCTGACGGTCAGTTTCGTATGATGAATGAGCGTCGTAGAGAATACTTAGGCATACTACAATCCTACCGTAACAATTTGCTTGAAGACCCGACAGAAGACATGGACCCCAACATACTTGAGAGGGTAGTCGCACTAGAAGAAGAACTGGGCCGTATGCCGGGACAGACTCTGTCTACGGAAGAGCTTGCAAAGCGTAGACAACGTATACAAGAAAACGGAGCAGCACTTCAGAAGAGGGTTGCAAGCAGGTTCAACTTCCTCAAAAGTCTCCGTGGATCGTCTAAGCATAAGATGTATCTTGCACGAGCTATTGAAGACTCCCAAGATATCCTAGAAAATCAGAGATACCTCGAAAGTCGTGAGATTTATCGCAGGGCAGATGATGCTCTTGGCGACACTCACGTTGACATCACAACACCTCTGAAAAAGTTTCTTGAGACACAGGGTATCGCAGACTCCAGTGACCTGAGAATCTTCAGTGCCGAGCGTCTGTTTGCAAACTCTCGCTCTGGACGCTCCATGATGAAGGCGTTCAACGCTGCATCTGAGAGAGCTATCCGTAGACAGATTGGCGAGACTGACGAAGATTTCGAAAATTTCATTCGCTCTGTCACTGAAGAGTTCAGGATCGACGCAGACGGTAACGAAGTTCCTAATGAATTTTACATTCCGGGAGCAGGAACCGCTGACAATCCTGACTACATCGCTATTGCTCTGGAGATGGAGAAACGTATCGACCCAGAAGAGGGTGAAGCCTTTATTCCGTTCATGGCCACTGCATTCGAGGCTGACGAAATCAAGAGGCACTTTATCATACAGGGTAATCGGATATCTAATGCACAGGGAGGGGCAACGGTAGGTCAGCAATTCAAGGACTTTGCGGGTGAGATTGAGAGCAGCCTCATGGCGAACGAGAATGTTGCCACTGAACTCAAGACTGCACGGGCAGAGTATGCCAAACTAAAGTTCGATCCGTTCCGGCAAGACACGTTTGGTGACATGGCTGACAATGCTGCTGTCGGACCCGATCGTCGTGATCCCACCTCTGTCCAGACACGCCGTCCTTATAAGGCAGGTCAGCAGCCGCACGAATGGTTCTCTGGAATTACTCGTGCCATGCAGGGCATTCTGGACGGTGACGCAAATGCTCCGCTAGACTTAGCCCAGCAGGTAGACGGAATTGTAGATTACTGGTCTCTAGGTCGTCGTGAAACAGTTACACTAGAGGATGGCAGTACAGTTCGTGTTCCTATATTTGACGAGGGCATGACCGTAGTCGGCGCAGACGGCGAGATAATTGAGGCTGGAGCAATTCACCTCGAAACGGTGAAGGCTATGGCCCGTGAGACCGTGTATGCCTTCTGGGGCGAGGTGCGAACTCGTGATCTCAAAGAGGCAGCGCGTCGTGCAGCAGCGGGAGAGCCTCTCAAGCGTGGCGAATACGACTTTGAAATGGTCGAACGCATGAATGAAATGTCTGCGAATATGAAGATATACGTTCGCAATAAGGATGGTACGGTTCGTGAGGAGAGCCTTGTTACCTTTGGTGATGCAACTGATCCTAACTCTGTACTCGGTTCCGAAACTGACATCACACAGATCATGGCTCTGGATAAAAACCTGCAACGAGAGTACAAAAAATTTGCCGACGAGGTGAACGGAGATATAGGTGATCTAGCAGAGATTGCACGAGAAGAAGTTTCTCGTGATACACGATTTGTGCAATTACTCGAACGAGCATCAGGTGTAACCGGAGATCAACTATTTGATCGATACTTCGTAGAGGGATCGCAGGGAACTCTGGATGAACTTCGCACTCTGTTTATAGACGGACGGGTAACTAAGGGTGTGGACAAAGAACAAGCATCCAAAGATTTCAATCAGATTATGACCTACATAGCCTTTAACGGTATGCTGCGTCGTGCGGAAGTAGCTCCCAGTGCTGAATTAGGTTATACAAGCATCGACGGTGTACGTCGTCAAATCAACACTGCCTCTAATGCAGCACAGCTTGCCTCTGATCTTAACGGCCCTATGGGAGATATGCTTGAAACCGTTATGAGCAAGAAGCATGTTGATAACATGAAGGCGCTTGCCGACTGGATGGTCCTTTCTTCAGGAACGTCTCTGGGCAAAGCAACTCCGGGTGGCATCCGAGGTATATCGCCCAACGAGCTAATCAGCCGTGCCTTTAACATTGCACGTGGCATGGTGACTCCCACATACGTTGCAGCAGAATTCGGATTCCGGTTGCTTGAACAGCAGAAAGTATCCCTCATAGCTGCTGCTGCATCTGATGAAAACGCTGCAGATATCCTTGCACAGATCGTCAAAGGAGACCCAACTTCCCCAGAACAGGTAGAGACTCTTGGCACTATCCTGAAGAGTATTGTCGCCCGAGAAGCTGCTCGTAACGGTGAAGAACTACAGGCTTATGTTCCGCCTGACGCATATATCGGTGTGCGACTTGCTGCCGAACAAGATTATGAAACCATGATGACGGCAATGCCGTAGGAGAAAATTATGAAAATGTACAACAACGGCCAGCGTAAGGCCATGATGTACGGCGGTATGTCGAAGCGCAAGCCGATGATGTACGGCGGTATGGCAAAGAAAAAACCCCGCAAGAAGGCTTACGGGGGTGGTATGATGACCTCTGCTGGCGGACCCATGACTCCGGGCCGCAACAAAATGCAGAACAATATGGCCAAGATGGCAAAGGGTGGATTTCCAGACCTGACAGGCGACGGTAAGGTCACGCAGGCTGACATCCTCAAGGGCAGGAAAGTAATTTAGATATACCCGCCTGACTTATCCATCATCTCATCTGTTACTGAACTAAAGTAACGCAACATGGACGCTATGGAGTGTGCCCCATCGAACTCGGGCACCCCGGCGTCCATTTCCTTTTGAAACTCATCTGGTCGAATCATCTGTTTATCTAATTCAACTTTTCCGTCCTGTCGTAAGTATACGTTAAATGAAAATAGATTTGCCTTCATGTCTCTTCCCCCAGTAGACATTGATATGTAATTGTGTACGGTGGGGGAAGCTGCATGGGTACACTCATTATACCCTCTGTCATTTCTTCTTGACGTTCCCTGCACGCCTTTATCGTGGGCCTCAAGCCCCAAGTATCTTCAAAATTAAGACACGGGCCTTCGGGAAAATAGATCGAACACACTATAACAACAGCCTTAAACATTTCGTAGTTCCTCTATATAAAGGTTGTAACAGTCTGCTCTAACCTCGTATCCGTTGTCCGGATCGAAGTCCCCCTTCTTCATAAACTTAGACTTGTCGAAGTACTCCTGTTTAGGCAGGAAGCCAAGGAACCAGCCCTTCGAGAAATCCTTGAGTACACGAGTGAAGGCGTAGATGTCACAATCCTGTCTCGTATTGAAGTTGCTAATACTACACGAATAGTGAGGCAACGGAGTGGCAGAAGTTTGCTTTGTCTTCACTTCGACTTTACGCCCGTCATCTAAGACGATGTCATAGTCGTAGGAGTTATCCCACTTCCCCCCCATCACAGACAGGACGATCTGTTCGCCGAGAAAGCCTGCTACGCTTCCACCGCCCCTTAGTATCGAATTGTGAAGTAGACCCATCTCAGTAGCCTTCCTACGGCCAGCAAGGAGCATCTCATCACTTATCTTGACTTCGATCAACGATCTTTCTCCACTCCTCATAGCAGGGATGATTTCGAGGCGGATCATATTGAATCCATCCGTTACCCCGCTTCCACACCGGACGTGTTTCTTTTTTAGGCGGCATTGAGATCAACCACCTCGCACACGCCAGCCGTGCAGGCCAACTCGCGAGAGCCTGATGTGTTGTCTTCCCGTTCGTATTCGGACAACGCCTGCCAATCAATATTGAGGTAACCGTACGCTTGCTGCCACTCCAGATACTCTTCGCGTTCGATGTCCTGATAGGGTGCCTGTTGATAGGTATGATCACTATGCGGCAGGAACGACACGCCCGACGCCACGTCAAAGTTCTCGTACACCCACGCGCCCACGTCCATCCACTCGTCCTCTTTGACCGTGATGGTCACAGACGGCTTGTGTTCGCACCAGTGGACAGCGTACGTCTTCCAAAGCTCTAGCTGTTCGATGGCTGTCATATCGTTGCGAGTGACCGCACCGTCGGGCGACTCCATTGCAAAGGAGAACACAGTCGTGTTGTCTGGCTTCATTACGTCTGGCTCGTTGTACACACCCTGTTCCTTCAGAAACTGTGTCAGCGGGTCTTTGTTGTCTCCGCGAACTGTGCGTATGTAATACTTATTATGTCTAGCGTGAATGCCGCTTGCAGCGTCCACCAGTTGCGATACAGTACCCGACGGTTTTACACAGGTGATGGCAGCCGACTGTGGAATACCAAGCCCGTTTGTTGCCAAGTCCCAGTTTGTGTCTACGGCTACGCGCTTCATCTCTTCGAGCCAACGAGCGGAATCGACGGTCTTTGATAAAACGTGATGATCCATGATACCAGTCAAGGATACGCCCAACAATCGTTCTTCTTCTGTGTTGGTCTTCCATATTTTCCTCAAGTACTTGAAGTCGGTGAGTGTTGACTGCAGTGTGCCCAAGATAGTCGCAAGATGGACCTTTTCTTTCAGGTCTTCGAGCGTGTCGTAGTCGCGGACAACCACCTCTGACAAGTTGCAAAACTGATAGGGACGCAGGATAATCTCGCTGCAGGGGTTGGTGCCCCACATATGTCCTGTCTCGCGACGTTCGTTACGAGCAACCTGCTTGTCGGCAGCGTCACGATTGAAGATGCCACGCTCTCCAGATTTGGAGTCGTACAGAGAAAGCCACTCGCGCATGAACGTGCCCATCTCAGGCTTGCCCTTGTAAGCAACAGAGTTGTTAGCCAGCGCACGCTGTCCCTCGTTCTCCCACCACGCACCCGACTTGGCGTGTGCCATCTGATCGTCGTTGAGGTTCGACAGACTAATCAGAGCGGAGCGACGAACGCCGCCTACCACGACGACCTCACCCACCTTGCACATCAGGTCGTGACACTCAATAGGAAACAGACGACGACCTTGTGCTTTTACAAATAATTGTACAGCAAAGTTAAACAAATCTTCGAGCGGACCCGGGCCAGAGGCACGACCGCCCATCGTCTTCAGACGCGCACCAGACGGGCGTATGGCAGACAAGTCCCACTTCGGAATGTGTCCTGCGTACAGCAGTGCAATCATTTCACGCAACGCCTTGGCCCACCCGGGCTTGGAGTCGCCAACTTTGATAACCGTGTCTGTGGGTTGCATGCCGTCACTGATTACTGGCAGCTTGTCCACGTTCTCGCGCTCGACAGAGAAGCCCACGCCTGTGCCACACATCAGGATATACATGCACTCGTCAAACGCACGAGGGCTGTCAACAGGAATGTAACTACAGTTGTATCCACAGATGTTGTCCCGTGCAAGAGCATGACCGGCAGTCATCATGGCACGCATAGACGGCATAATGTCCTGATTAAGTATTGCCTGACGTAACTTGCCCACATCACCGGGACACATATACTCTATATCAAAGTTGTGCTTCTCTTTGACGTGATCGACCATAAACTGCAGATAGCGTTCTACAGTCTCGTCCCAGTTCTCTCGGCGTTGTTCATCGTCAAGCCAGCGTGCGTAGCGAGACTTATGAATAAATTGCTGATAGGGTGTGGGCAACATATTATTCATCTGTAACCTCCTCAATAAGTTTTTCTAAGTACCACTTCGCCTTTTCTAGGTCTTGGACGCCGTTCTTGTAACGATAGCGCCACAGATACTTGATGATGTTTCCTTGTAGATAGTATTGATAGCCTTCGTCTGTGGCAGCGCGTATGGCTTCGATACACTCAACTCCTGCTTGATTGTAGTGTGGCGGGTTGTTAACCATGTCCGCCAGCCAATTCGCATTCGCTGCGCCTTGCATACTTGCCATGCTTTCCTGTTCCATGCGCTTCCTCATATACTCTTCATGTCTCATTGTTTCTTACCAAAATCTATTTTAATAATGTTAGTTTCGGGAACGGGTTTGACATCTACGCCGTTACCCGTCTCCTCCAGCATTGTCTCTCTTGTTGCCTCAAAGGCAAGTCGAGCCAAACCCGCTTGCATGACACGATCAAAGTCTGACTCCATCAACTCAACAAGACCTGACAAAATGACATTACCAGCGGGGATGTACTCATCGCTCTCATCCTCTTCTGTAGTATCATAGGCTGTCATAGCAACATGATTATCGTCATCGCCCTGCTTTAAGATCAAGTACCACCTGTCCTTTAATAGACTGGCACGTTCCATCGCCATCGTAAAATTATTTTCGTCCATTCTTGTACCACTCCTCCGGTATGCTACCCTCTGACCATTCAAAGCCGTGACGGTCAGCCCAAGCACCATACGTGGTCTTAGACCCCTTGTAAATCTTGTTACGTGCATTCTGAAAGAGAATACGAATATCAAGGTCAGGATTTTGTTCCTTGACTAACAGCATCTTCACACGATCATTTTTGTCAAACTTTCCCTTGGCCTCAACATACACGTCTGTGCTAGGGAAGTAGAAGTCTGGCGTGTAGGTTCGTGGTTTTGGCACGAAAGTTACTTTACGTTTTTCGTATTCAAAGATCACCCCCTTCTGACGCAGAGATTTAGCTATCCCTAACTCGAAGTGTGATCTGTACCCGCCTCTGCTTTTCATAGTGCCATTCCGATTGAGTCCATTCTTTTTTTCAGATATCCTGCCAGTTTTGGGGATAGTCTTTGTATACTGTCTAATTCTCTTGACAGTGGCGATATCGGCACACAAACAATAGCTCCGTTGAAAGATAATCTGCTGATGTTTTGCAATTCGATTTCGACTTGCTTGATGTCACGAACCTCTGTGTCTGCGGACAGGAAGCCCATATCGGGTGAGTAGTTCTCACGCAGAGTGAGAGGATAGCCACGTTCACTCTGACGAAGATACGCCACTTTACGTTCCCCCCCGGCTTGCAAAACAGACTCAACAAAGACGTGACAGATTTCCCTGTTCATCTCCATCAGGTCAATATCGTAATCTCGTACAAAAATATACGGCATTACAGTTCCTTTTTCTTGAGGCGACTATACCAGACCTTTGGCTTGTTCTTAGCGCGAGATGTCACTTTATCGTGATACACAGCCTTGGGCCAGCAGTGATGCTTGAAGCCGCACATGCCACACTGTTTTGCAAGAATCTTGTTGCCCGTGCGGACATCCTCCCCGTCCTTACGGTACGTCTCGAACTCATCCTTGAAGTCTCGCGTCGGTTTTTTGGCAGGGTCTGTCAAGATTTTGACACGCCGTGCAGCATCCTTGAGATACTCTTTCTTGTCGTCTTGACACCAGTCAGGCACATCTACAACAGCTATCTCTCCGCTGGACTTGTTGACCACAATCCATCCGCCGAAGGGCAGTCCCGTGGCCTCTGCATACAGGAATCCCTGCATAGCATAGCCGAACGGGTCATCGTTCCTGATGGCCTCGTAGCCACCTGATCCAGTGTACTTGTACTTGAAGGCCCACTCACTTGCGGACTTGATGTCCCACACCTTCTCTACGCCAAGCTCGTCACGCAGTATCACATCAAGGGTGCCCCTGATCTTGTGCCCCGCAATCTCTAGCTCAACCTGTCGCTGGAAGTCTACGATCTCAACACCCGCCTCGCGCAGTGCCAACATCAGCACAGCCTCGGTCAAGTCGCCAAACAAAAAGCGGAAGAGGGAGTTGTACTCCATCTCTTCCTTCATGCCTTCACGTTCGAGAAGTTGTTGACAGAGGGGGCGTCCGAGTCCGGACATGCGAATGCGATACCCCTCATCCCCACGGCTCATCTGCTTTGTGATGGCCTCGTTACAGTCTGATGTAAACTGGGAAATGCTGTCCGAGGAGACAGATACGTCCCCTCGAACTGCGTTTTGTAAAAAGTCTTGAACTTTAAGCTGCGTCAACATCGACGAAGTCCGACGCAAGATCGGATTCGTCATCGTTGGACATCAACTTGACTGACTCGCGATACTGGTTAGCGATGGTCTCATTGTGAGCCTTCACTGTTTCCCCAAACATCCTCATCAGTTCCTTGTCCTTGTCCGTAATCGATACCTCTGAAGAGTAAGACATGACTGGCGTCCAAAACGTGACGCTGCCCTTCTTGTTCTTCGCAGTCTCTAGTCGTGCAATGACCTTCTGCATCACCTTCTTCTGGCGAGACAGTCCGTCGATGAAGTCTGCAACAGGCTTGAAGCCCGAACGCTTGAAGTAAGCGATAACCGGCTGATTATCCAGCTTAATATCGTTACCATCTGCATCCTTGAAGTTGCCGCTAACCTTGCCATAAATGACCTGATTGCACACAACCGCACGAGAGTGCAAGTAACGAGGATCATCCTTCGGCATCTTGTCCTCTTCGTCACGGGTCAGTCGTCCGCACTTGTTCGTGCCAGTGTTGTCAGGAAACTCCCCTGACAGCACAGTCTTCTGAACTGACTTCTGTGAAAAGGAGTTCGATTCCTGATCCCAGACACTGTACTCGTACGTACGCATCAAGACCTGCAACATCACCGTATCTGCGTAAATGAACTTACCGTCCATGTACATCTTCCACGAGCCACGAGTCAGAGGCATACCCTCGTCATTCTCTGCATCGTAATTGATGTTCAGGCGGGGCAATCCCACCTGACGACTGCCGCCGGTTGACTGACCGGTAGCTTCCATCAACGCTTGATCGTCTCCAGCTTCAAATGCTGCGACGAGTTTATCCACATCGTCATGTGCCATTACGTCTGTCCCTAACATGTTTTCACCTCGTAAGTTTAGGGGTTGTAGAACGATATTACAGATCAACTTCTTCTAAGTCAAGCCAGTTTTTTCCTATTTTTATTTCGATACCAACAGGCATGTCGTAGGTGACATTATATCTCCTCATGGTTTCAAAGGGTAACGAGAGCATGGCATGTTTCATCATGTCTATGCAAATATTTTTTTCGTCTGGATGCACGTCCATGACGATGGAGTCGTGAACTGTGTTACATATCACACTCTGAATTCCTGCAGAGTCAATGACCCGCTGCAATGACACCAGAGCTATGGGCAACAAATCAGCGGTGGCAAATCCCTGCACCGGATAGTTGCATATAGCTGTGCGATTAGTTGCTGTGCCCCAGTCTGTCCACCGTGCATCAGGAAAAGCATATACTCGTCCTGACGGCAGGGATATCTCGCGATACTTCACAGCATCAGCTTGCAATATCTCGTGCCATACAGCGATACCCATGTACTTGTTTTTGAAGTCATCATAGTAACGCTTTTGATCTTCAGTGCCAGTCGTGCCACCATACAGAGGCTTGAAGGTGTGTGCTTTCGCCTCTTGTCGTGTGCAGCCGATGACGCTTGCTGTGTAAGCGTGTACGTCTGTGCCGTTGCGAACATCAGCGTAAACAACCTTGTCTTTGGCGAGAAAGCCTGCCACACGAAACTCTAGTTGCGAGTAGTCCCCTTCAAGAATGTAACCATCAGGGAAGCGACTTTCGACGACCTTACGTATTGCGAATGTCGAACCGCGTGGCATGTTTTGGAAATTCGGATTGCGAGACGAAAGCCTGCCCGTCGCCGTAACACACTGCATGAATTCCGGATGGATGAAGCCGTGGTCATCGACGTTGTTTTCCATGCCTTCGACGAACGTGTTGATGTACGTCTTGAGGGCGTTGTAGCGAGTATAAGCTGAAACAAATTCACGGGCGTCTCCCTGTAGTTCGCCTAGTCTCTCTTCCAGTGTAACCTTGTCTGCGCGAAAGCCAGCCGCAGCAGTGTCCCACGTGTTGCGTGGCACAATCTTAAACCCTGCCACTTGTCCTGTAGGCACGTAAAGGACACCAGAACCGCCGCAGGGCTTACATATACGTACTGCCTTACCGGGGGTGCCATCTTTGCGTAACGCCCGTGTGCGGCCCTCTCCAGAGCATTTAGGACACTGTTGCCCTTTTGTCTTGTAAACCACGTCAGTCATGCGGCGCACGACGCCACGGAACTCTTTCTCTGCCATGCGTACCCGCTGCTTGGGTTTCATGGTTGATCCGCGCATCTCGTGACCGAGGTTAAACGCACGCGCCCACTCCTTCTTGTCGCGCACTTTGCGTGAGTAGAGCAACACGCTGCGGTCGTCTGGGCTGGACAGATTGATGGGCGTGTCACCCATTGCATCCCGTGCAAGTTGCATGAGCCGTGTCTCTAGCTCCTGCATCTCTTCTTCATACTGCTTGCGAATGTCGGCAAGCGTGTCGAGATTGATTCGAAGTCCGTTACGCTCAATCTGTGAGAGCGTGTTGGTCATCTCCAGTGACAATTTCAGTGTCGGCACGAGGCTCATTAAACATTTCCTCAAAGGTTACGCCAAAGGCGTCTAGTTGTTTCAGTGCGATCTCTTCTGTGGCAAGCACGTCCGCACGACCGTACTCTTCAATTATCTCCCACGGTATATCGTAGAACGTCTTGCCTTCCTTGAGATACGGCTCCACAAGGTCTTTCTCCTTGCGGGTAACGTCATACTTTTCTGTAAGAGCAGCAAGTCCAAGAGGCCAACGCCGCGCCTTGGAGAGTATATATTCTGCAACCATCGTATCATAAATATGTCCCTCATAGGTAAAGCCGCACTCGCGTATCCACGTCAAGTCAAACTTGATGTTGTGGCCGACAAGAACGTCAGCATATTTCAAGGCAGCTTGAAATTTTGTGAACGCATTTGAAGTCGGCGGCTGTGTCGAATGATAGTAACAGTCATAGTCCACGCTACTGATCAGCCACTTGTACCCGATAGAGACCAACCGATTGCCAAAGTATGGCAAGGGTGAGTAACCGCCGCCACGCTTCTCCGTGTGAGTTGTCTCCACATCAAACGTCAGTACGTTCATTCAGTATTACCTTCTCTCCAAACAGAACACGACCATCCCACTTCGCAACTAACTTGACATTTAGCTTTTGTTGTAAGCCAGTAAGACCACCTATCGACACAACATTTTCACCGTTTTGTTTGAGTCGCGCATGTGCAGTTTTGCTATCGTACAGCACCACATCGCCTGTCTCTACATCTAAAGTTACAAAGTCTACAGGTCCGGTTGACGACAGATTCCTGAAGACTTCGTAACCCTCGTTGAGAAAATGATGACAAAGTTCTAATTCTGTGACATCCCCGACTCTTTTAGTTGACTTGTCAGTCATCAGTAATACACCCCCTTCTCCACGTCGATTTGCGCGTTGACCATACCATGCCAGCCGTTCAGCTTGTTCTTAGATACACAGATGTGACGCACGGTATTCTCTACCTCGCTTGATCCGGTCTTGCCTATGCCGATGATGATGTCGGCCTCACCAGCCTTACCCGTACGCGAGTTATCCAGCATAGAGTAGTCAATAAATTGACGGTCGTGTGCGTCAAAGTTTGCCTGACTAACTGCCCAGACCAGTAACTTGTTACGCTTGGCAATCTCCCGTGCGTAGACATAGGTCTCTTTGAGACGCTCGTCACCACGATTGAAGTCACCCTTGATGCGGAACTTGTCTAGCTGATCCATAAACATGATGTCAGGCTTGTTCAGCTTGGCGTATTCATCAGCCTCTTCGACAGACGTGCCCACCGAATCCATGACCGTCAGGTATGGTGCAATCTCGTCACGATACTTGACCGCGAGAGTTGCACGACTCTGCCGCATTTCTTGCTTGGTCAACTCAAAATATGACTGAATGATCCGTAGCTTTATGCGGTCAGCCGGTTCCTCGTTAGCCCAGTACACAACCTTGAGTCCCTGCCGGATGTACGACGCAGCAAGGAAGCAGCAGAAAGTTGTCTTGCCAACTTCCGGTCGAGCGAACAGAATGCCGAGGTTGCCCCTATCTAGTCCGGGAACTTCTTCCTGTAACAGATTGAATTGAAACGGAAAGTCAGGGTCGCCAGTCACGGCGTCAAGTAATTCATCCAAGTCGTTATCCACTTCTGTATAGGTTGTTTTGTCAGACATGCGTCCGTCATCAACAGCATCAATAAGGCGTTGCAACTCCCCGAACTCTTCGCTCTCGCCTGTGAAGATTTCGATAGCCTTCTCACCAATTTGTCGGGCACGATCACGCAACCAGAAGTTACGCACCATGTCGATGTGCATGTCTGTGTTCTCTGGGTTGCCAGACTCAAGCGTAACGATGATATCGTGTACCTTCTCACGCGCACTGTCGGGCATGGCAGGATTGCGATCATCGAACAACGCAGCTAACTCCGATGATGTCATCGTGTTGCCATACTTTGTGTGGCTATAGGTCAGCGTGTCGAAGATGTCACGCATCTCTCGCGTGAACATGTCACGATCAAGCGTGTTCTTTACTTGTGAAAAGAATTCTGCGTTGAGGCAAAAGCCAAGTATCTGTGTGTCAAGCGATACGTTCGTCAATGAACTCGTCCCTTTCGTCGTCCCTCATGTTTTTCAAGTCGTATGGCAGCACTGCCAAGGATGTCGGCACAAGAAAATGCAAACGTCGAACCATGTCAAGTGCCTTGTCAGTCGCATCCTTGTCCATCGCAATAAACACATGACGATACTCGGACAGACGTTTAACATGCTCGTTGAGCAAGTTCGTGCCTAACAGAGCCATGCCTGTGACCTTGTTGCTTATCGCACAGGCACTGGCACAATCCTCTACCACAAAGACAACATCTGATGTGCCGCAAACAAACGGCATCTGTGACTTACCATACCGATACCACTTGGGTCTGATGTCACGCAACGCTCTGCCCACGGCATCTACAACCTTGCGACCATCCCGCACCATGTATACGACGCGGTGGCGCTTGAAGTCGTAGCGAATGTCAGCACGACCTGACAAATATGAGTCATAAGCACTGACCTTTTTTACATAAAGCTCTGCATCTATGTTGCGTGACAGGCTCACAAATGTAGATGGTTCTTCAAAAGAGGCCCAGTGAGGATAAGCGACATTCGGAAATTTTTGCCGGTCTTTTATCAACGCTTGACTAGCGAACTCTTTCGTCAACTTCACACCCGTACGCCCCTTCACGTTACAGTCAGCGTGAAAGCAGTACCACAGACGCTGAACTCCGTCATCCGTCACGCTGAACGTGTTCGACTTAGCGCAGACAGGACAATCTGATCGATAACTTGTCAGCGGCTGCATATCAAGTGATTCAACGTAAGCCGTAAGCCATGACGGGGATTTGGTCATAAGCGATTCCACCTTCCTATCAGTAACAAGAAGTAACAAACAATGACAAAGAGATGCCACGACTCAGACAGCTTGTAAACAAGTAAAGCAAGTAAATGTTCCATGCCGCCACGGTAGACGACAAAGATATTGCTTGACAAGCAAAAAATATGAGGACACTATCTATTACCCCTTTGGGAGATACCCATGACAAAAAAAATACAAAAGATAAATCCTGTAGCTAAATCCCTACGGGAGTCTACTTATCGTAACAGGGTAATCCAAGACAAAAGAAAAACCCACAGGGATAAGCAGCACAAAAAGGAAATAAGAGATGCCAAGACCTCACAAGATACGAGAAGAGACCAAGACGTATAACTTGTTGATGACACTACGCCAGTATGATACCTTGGCAAAACACTCACAAGAGATGACAAAACGTGGTCTCGAACAAGTTGCCGTGGCTGATCTCATTCGCGAGGCAATTGATATTTACATAGAAGCACTTGAAGACGAGGAGTATGAAGGCAGTGTCACAGAGAAAGATTAAAGTGTTTAAGGATCGTAAGGGTAACGACCTCATGCCGTACGTTGTATCAGAGAATAATAGACATGAGGTTGTCGCCCCAGTATCATCTGTGCGAATAGGAGAGACAAAACGAGACGCGGTTAAGTCAAAGCATTGCGTTGATTATCCACGCTGGGTTGCACTGTTTGTAGGACGCAGTCACAATGAATGCACAAAGTGGCTTGACAAGTACAGCAAGGTGGTGCTAAAGCTGTGTATACCGTACGAGGTCAGGTAGTCCTTTCCCGACTTTGTGCGGTACCTCCTTTTGTGGTTAGAATCATTGAGCAGGGCTGGTAGAAATACTGGCCCTGTTCTTTTTTGTTTGACAGGGTTAATCGTTATCTGTATGGCTAACTATCGAAAGGAGATCGACACATGGAAGTAATCGTAAAAGATGACGACCGCCGACAGCTTCTGAAGGCACACAATGATCTGCGTAACATGATCACCACAATCCACGAGTGCAGCGACATTTGGTTGTCCGATATAGGGAAGCTTGAACATCTGCAACACATGCTGCATCACGCACTCAAGTTCACCCCACCTGTTGACAGTGACGGTAACAAAATGTGGTATCGTGACTTTGTTTACGCAGAAGAGGTTCCGACTGATGACTAGACTTTATCAACTGGTGATGGACAGCGCAAAGAACCCGCTGTCCAACATCCCCGACGTAAACACTCGTCACATGATCATGCAAATCCTTGCGTGGATGTGGTGCATCGTGTTTTCGTCTTGGGTGGGATCGATTGTCGTGTTCGGCATCAGTGCGCTTGTCCACGCAATCCTGTTGGCTGGCATCTTTATCACGCTGGGCGTGTTCGAAACTGCAAAACGTAAGCCACAGTATTTCGGTGGACTGGGTAGAGGCAGCGGAGGTGAGCATGAATAGATACTATGTAG